CTGGTGTAAACTTCGTCAGCGAAAGAAGCGCCAAAAGCAGCAGCAGCTTCAGAAGCGTCATTGATCAAAGCAGCTTTAGCGATAACGCGAGAGATATTCTTATCGGCAGTGTTAGCCAATGCGTTACCAGCTTCTTTGGAGTAGATAGAACGTACATCGTAGTGGTTGATAGCTTCGTCAATAGAAGCAATGAACTGGCTAGAGATTAGCAAGTCATCAACAGTAACAGTACGCTCACCATGGTTGATCTTATCAGATTCGATAAGTTCACCTGGAGTGTGATATTTTGCAGAAGCAACGCCTGTCAGTGGGAACTGGGCAGACTTACCGCTAGCAATAGTACGGGTGCGGTGTAGGCCCATGAAGATATTCTTCTCTTCAAAAGCAGTAAGAACTTCACCAGCATATAATTTTAAGAATAACGCACGATCATCACCTGCGCCATTAACCTGACCCAGACGGGATACAGTTTGGTTTTGTGGAAATGCCATTTTAATTTACCTTTTAGTAATATTTAATTTGAGTTTGGGTTGTTCTACTCAGCTTAAACATCACATCCTTTTCGCTTGGGTTGTCTCCGCAGAGGCCAAAGGTAATCATTCTGTAATAGTATTTGCTTCGTATATAAAAAAGACCCCCCGAAGGGGGCCTAAAAAAGACATAAAACTTTAGAACACGTTAGAGCGTGACAATTTCTGTGCTACGCTCTGTCGGTAGGCAGGATCGTTTTGGTATCTTGGATCACGCATTGCTGCTGTCAGTTCCGCAGCACTATTAAACGAACCGCCTGAGTTTCCTGTAGTCTCACCTTGAATAAGTTGAGGCTCGGTTCCAACTTCAGAGCGATACCTTGCTGCCAATCCATTTACTGCCATGTTCACCATGCTCATATCTCCTGAGTCTATGGCTTTGTTAAAAGCATCTACCTCAGCAGGTGGTAAGCTTTCGCCTGCCCACTCTACCATCTGGTAGTATTGCTCTTCGCCACCAACACTTGAGAACACTTGGTCATTTATGTCATTTGCCAGAGCTTGCTGGCCTGCAATCCAAGAATCTACTAATTGCTGGGGGAATCCTGCTTCTTCAAGCTGTTTATAGGACTCCTCACCAATGCCACCATTAGCAGCGTACTCGGCTTGTAGTGTGTCAAAATCAACGCCAGCCTTATCCAAAACTTTTGCAACCTCAGCTGCTTCTGTGTTCTGGGGGTCTGGTGTTTCTTCTGGAGTTTCTTCTAGAGTTTCTTCCGTTTCGGGTTCTGGCTTACCACCACTCATTTTCTTTTCTAATTCTGAGTAGGCTTTGGCCATATCCTCTGCGGATTTAAATTTTTCTGGTAACCATTCAGGACGATCACCGTTAGCACCCTGCTCCAACTGATCAGCTTTAGCTAACATAGCTTCTTCATGTTGCTGCTGCTCTTCAGAAGGAGTGGGTTCCTGATGTGTGTTTAAAGTTTCTGCCATTTTTTAATTACTCTTGTTGAGCTGCTGCGGCTTTCGCCATCTCAGGCGCAGCTCTAGTAGCCATATCAGCCATAGCTTGTTGACCCATCATCTGTTGCTGGGCCATCTGAGCTTGTTGTGCTTCCATTGCTTTCTGTTCTTCGGACTTGATCAATCCACGAGTATCAATACCTAATGATGCACCAACACGATCAATGTAATCACTGACGTTTAGTTCACTAGCAATCACTTGTGGGCCTAATGGTTGGATATACTGAAGTAACTGTCCAAGCTTGTTCAGATCCTGACCACGACCAAGAGCTTCAATACCTGTAATAATAGTAGGTTTAACTGTATCTTTAGGAAGCTTAGGCATTTTACCTTGTGCTTCTAGTCTGCCGATAACCAATTTAACTAAGGGCATTTGGAACTCTTGAGATAGGATGGAGTATACACCACCTAATGCAGTCTCTAGTTCTTGAGCCATGTAACGTACTTCCTCAGCCGTTACTCGTTCAGCTTTACGTTGAATGCTAGAGTTAAGTAAGAAAGCAAAGCTTAGTCGCTCAGTAATCGTATTTGCAGATTCAAAAGCAACTCGGAAGTCGCCAGCCTTGTTTACTTGTAGTGTACTTACATCGTTTGCATCACCATTAACTATTGCACCATTAGGTGATTGAGCTAGTGACTTAGCTTTTGTCGTACCATTAGGGCGAACCATGAATAATACTTTAGCAGATGCAGCACTTCCTTCGACAATAGCTTGGGTAAGAGCTTCTAGTGATCTGATGTCTCCAATATACTCTTCGACAAAGCCTCGTCCGTAATCCTCACCATCTACTCGGCAGAACCGAAGGGGGATATAGGGGCAACGATCTTCTTGGAATGTACCTTCACTTCCAGGAATAGCTATACCTTGGATTTCTTGGTATACTTCCCACTTGTTACCTTTACGTTTAACACAGGTATAAAGATCGTAGTCTTTTGTGTTACGATCTACTGGGTCAGTTAGTAATGCACGAGTAGATTCGGGAAGCATTAAAGGGGATATGCTTTCCTTGGTTAAAATTTCTAGGACATTACCCATAGCATCACGTTTCACAACGTAGCGATCTAGGCGAAATACTTTCATGCCGCCTGTTTTGGGCATATAGACTAATGCGTTTCCTGCAACGATTAATTGCTTTAGTGCTTCAAACACAGGGACACGCACAGCAGATCCTTCGATCTCTGCTAGTCCTGCACGTTCAATACGAGCTAAAGCTTCTTCAACAGCTCCTCGCTTATCAGGCCCAGCTACTTGAGCTAGGTCATAGTCATCAATCATTAATCGAAAGAATGGCGAGTTAGGGGGCAACAAAGTAAGTAAGAACTTAGCTGCCAAGTTATTCACACCTCTCGACCCTACGGATTGGTAAGGAGTCGAAAAGTCTGAGCTACTTGAATGTCCCTCTGGGGGAAGTAAAGCAGGGATGGTAAGCTCTGCTGCATCCCTAGCTCGTTGCAGAAAGGCCGACTTAGCTGTCTCCAACTGTGCGTAGCGTTTCGCCACACTGCCGTTACTTTCAATCATTTATAAACCTATTTGGTTGGGATGTTTAAACCAGAAGCTTTGCTATTTGTATTAGCTGAGTCGTAGGTGCGGTTGATACGCAAGCCACGCTTACCTCTACGCTTCTTCATTGAACTCTCGGATGATTTCTCATCATCATATCCTGCGGCTTGGAACTCTGGTGTAGCAGAAGTCACAGGTGCGCTTTGCGCTGGTGTAGTAGTATTGCCACTACCGCCTCCAAAACACATATTAATTCTCCTCTTGGGCCTCCTCCAATAATCTCTTACAGTGAGCAATTACGCTTTGCTGGCCTTGGAGAAAGGCTAATTCATCTTGAGTGATATAATCTACTGGCAGTACATTCGGGAAACACTCTTCCAAATGCTTAACAATTTTTGAGTTAATACCACTGCCTTGAAATAATACTTTCATAATAAGAACACCTCTTGTGTTCGATAGTGCAACTTTAGAATAAGCCTATTTTTATTTATGTGCTTGATTAATAATGTACTCTGCTGTTTCCAGAGCAGTTACAGAATTAAGTGTACCTTTGGTCAAAAGAATACCTGCTATAATTGCAGTTAAATCACCTTTGTTCATTGGTGCAGCTTCTTCTACTTTTTTCACTACAGTTTTCTTTGTCTTTGGTTCTGCCATCTTAGTCTTCCCATACTGTACCACGTTGGTACATTTGCATTGCTGTATTGAAATCACACCCAAACGAGCGCATGATTTCCTCAAAGTTTTCTATGAACATCATCTTGTTTTGGCTCTGCTTCTGTGTCTTCAGAACCATCATGCTTGCAGGTTTCTTCCTGCTTATCTTTCTTTTTAAATACTGCATCCCAGTTATCAGCATACTTCTCAGAAGTTACTCTGCTTTTAATAGGATGCCCTGTGATACAATTTGTAGCTATCATAATATCTCCTAATGTATTTGTGGATCACATTATCTAAAACATGACCCACAAGTTTATGGGTAATTAAGTCGTTAATGCTTCCCATGAATGAGGAAACAAAGGTTCAATAATCTCACCAACGTGTAGGGCAAGCTCTTGGATTTCCACCTGTGCACTACTATCGGATCGTTGCTTACACATACGAGCGAAAGCAGCGAGTGAGCCAGTAACATAGTAGCTTGTGTACATTCCTTGGGGTAAGACCAAACGAGCTTGTTCAGGTGCTACACCTGCCTCAATC